CGGCTATTTTGCATAAATGCTCAACCGTTGTTATCATGTTTTCGTACATGTCGGCCCCAGCAAAGTGCTGGAATTAACGCCCAACTGCGACACTACCCAGCATAATACAGCAGGCGCATCGTGACGCAGGCAGCAGGGGGGTCAAGAACCATCGCAGATAAATTGAGCGGATCATCATCTGTGAGGAAAGCATGCTCTAAAAGAAGCTGTGTCTCCACTGTAATACCATACAGTTCCGCAAAGAGCACACGTAGAGCAATAGGTGGATCGTAATCGGGTACCTCAAAATCCGCTGGTGGCATATCATGATACCCATCATACGGAAAACGAGCCTTGACCATACCCGACATGCGATAGGCCCAATGGGCCATTGCACCTATAATGGGGCATTGTGGCATTTCATAAAGCAAACTTAAAGACTTCGCTTTAAGTAACTGCTTACGCAAGCGTGGTCCAGCATCAGGGTTGGTAAAAGACCAGCCGAATGTACACAATGCGCTCACTGGATCGCGCACAATACAACCGGCAGCATAAACACAGCCACAGAAGCCAGCAGTCTCAACGCGCTCATGGGGGGTAATCACTATTGTCCATCCTAGCTGCGCAAACTGCTCTGTCAAAGGTGGTATGCCAGAACTCACAGCAAATATACCATCATCACCTTCAACATAACCATCCCACTTGCACTGGTTGCACTCTGCAATAAATGACCACAGCATGAGATTGGTGAACCCATTGCCAAGCGAAGTACACATGTCCCCAGACATGCGTCTCCCTTTCAATTCACCGCCCACACCCTGCCGTGTACGCAAACGATTAGGGTTGTGTCCGTCAGCCACAATGACACGGCACAACATCTCTGCGTCCTCCGGTGCAACCTTGCCCAAAACATGCCTGTATAATTGACATTCACACATATCCATAAATTGGGAAGTGAAGTGTGATTCAAAAGCTTTATAGTCAGTAGAAAAATATTTACACCCAACATGAGACAAAGCACATACTGCTTTGGGTCGGGCTGACACAGGCACATGTTTTATAAAATGCCTATTCGCATATAGAACTTTCTCAATTGTCTTAAAGAACCTACCACTATAAGCTTTAAAAAGGTCGGTCCTAGAGTTTATCCACCTGGCATATTTAAACCCATCAGTAGTAGAGGCATACTGCTCACGTTTAATATGTGAGTTCACCTTGGTGGACCTGCCAATTGAGCATCTGCGATGCATTTCTTCGTCGCAATTTATCATATCCTGCTTGCGACGGTTGTTGTACTTGGTGCTATCAAGCCATTCTTTAAAGGTCATGATGTGGTTAACTGGCTCAATATTCTTATCTAACCAGTTAGAAACAAACTGGCTAAAATAGCCTAAGAATTCGTAATCCGGTTCAGGGAGCGCGCGGCCTAACCGTTTTTGCATCCCTACAACCTGTGTAACCTGATCAGCAGGATCAGGTATAACCGGAACAAAGCCAGGCACCACAGCACCAAGATTTATTGCCACGGGTCTTCTATCACCCACCAACGTCTCGTCAATGAGTGGTGTGAAGTCAGGTGGTTCCATCGTAGGCATAAGTGACTCCACCTCCCTATGCCTAAACCCAAAGAGTTGCAAGCTCAATCGCTC